GCGTTAGAGGTTATTTGCATATTTATTTTCCGTTAGCTGTTTACTTTCAGCCTTTTGTATGGTATAATAAGATAGTACTCTGGGGAGACTGGATATAGAATTAATGTAGGGTATTAGTTCCTTTCATCGTTGTTACTGATGGAGCTTGATTTGGAGTATCTAATCCTTCAACCTGATCTAATAATATTTTCATATAAAATCCTTTAATATCTGTACTAACCTCGGACTCAAGCATTACGTTATGCATATCTAAATGATGTAGAGTATTATCAGAAAATGGTAAGTATGGAGAGAAAACCAACTGCTGATCCTCTTCAATCGAGAGGCGCATCGGTTCTTCAATAGAAATACTATCATCATCTCCATCATGCACATACGCAATAATAGATTCCCCTGATACTAATTTAAGCATCTTAACAGGGACATCCTCTAGTGTTAGTGGAAATTTGTTTTCTATATCATCCATATACCTATTTATAATAATTTAACCTCGTGTATTTTAAATTTAAACCTTTCTTTAGCATATATTTTAACCCTTTCAGCACTATGATTTAAAGTATAATTCTTATTAGCCTTCCAATGCAGGTCATCTGCGATGTCATATAGTACTGTATCTTGATCAGACTTACGTAATCCTCTACCAACTGATTGCAATACTCTTATCTGTGATTTACTTGGTGAAGCGAAAATTATATTATGTAAGTTAACTATATTTACACCTGTAGAAAATGTACCATATGAACATACTAATATAGCATTCTTCTCTGTCTCAGTTATACCTCTAATTTCTTCTCGTATATCTGCTGATGTTTTACCAGATACAAAGAATACTTTTCTTCCTTTTTCTACTGAAGCATCTATTAATCTAAATAATGGTTCACCATGCTTTTCAACAAATTGAAATAATACTAAGGTGTTACCTTTTAAATCTATTGCTAAATTCTTTATAAAGTTATTTCGTTTAGATGATGTAACAATCCATTCAACTTCATCTTGATATTTCATCTTACTTACTTCTTTACAATCTTCTTCTTTATGTTTAAGTAATAATATATCAATATTTAAATTAGCAAGATCTCCTCTATCCATTAAAGCTTTAGATGTAGTGACATGTTTATGAGCTCCAAATAAACCTTCTAAAACTAATTTATGTGTTTGTGTACCATCTAATGTACCTGTTAATCCAAATCTATATCGAGCCTCAGTACATTTAGTTAATATACTTGTTAATGATTTAGCTTTAAAGTTATGTGCTTCATCTCCTACAACCATACCAAAATTTTCAAAGTATCCCTTCTGCATTTTATATATTGATTGCCAAGTAGATATATAAACTCTTTTAGTCTTATGGCCTTTATCAAGTCCTGCCATAATTTCATGACAATCTTCATCTGGAGAAAAACGTTTATCATTTTCTGAGTACTTAGCAAAGTCTGTATACATTTGCTTAACAAGTGAAGTAGTAGGTACAATTATTAAACACTTATCATCATTGTGTTCTAAGAAATACCTCATAAGAAGATATATTATCATTGATTTACCTGAAGCTGTAGGACTTACTAATAATCCTGATCGTGTACGTAATCCATGTTCAACAGCATCTAACTGATAATCTCTTGGTTCAAATGGTAGACTTAAAGGTGCTGCACATGATATCCAATCTAATGGAGCAGGATAATCCATCCCAGGAAGGTTGTATTTACTTGGTGGTTCTCTTAATACAGATGTAAGTTCTATATCTCTTTCTAAACAGAACGATTTTATATATTTAAATAAACCAGCATATAAAGATTGATCACGTAAATTAAAGAGGCGAATTTTTCCGTCCCATAATTTATTTCTGAATTGAGGCATGAACTTATAGCCAGGAACATAGAATGTAAAGTATTCTGCTAGCTCTTGTATAATTCCCTTATCATCACAGTCAATATAGATAAAAGCATTATCTTTAACCTTAACGGTTATTTGTTCCAAAATTAGTTTAGCGTTGGCGTTTCAATTGAAATACTGTCAGCAGTTTCTGATATGTGATTAGTTAATGATTTGAATTCATCTTCAGGTAATATTGACTTATAAATTTTCATTGCTTGTGCCATCATTATTCCTGCAACCATTAGTGGATCTTCATTTATTCCTATTGCTTCGATTTTTCTATATAGTTCTTCCATTCACTTCTCCTTTGTATTTGCTTTAGCTGCTAAGTATATAGCAAATTCTAATGGAGTCATACCATCTTTATACACTATAGGATCTTTAGCATTAGCTATTGCTTCTGTGGTTTCTTTAATTAATTTTTCAAATTTAGTCTTTTCTTCACAAGGCTTTCTTATACCATTATTTATATTAGTATAATTTATAAGTAATAGCTCTAATGTTTTCTTACTAAACACCTGCTTCAAAGGATCTCCATTTAATTATGTTACCAATGTTTTGGTGTCTCCATCTGATAGTACCCATTATTTCTTCTAATGTTTCAATAAGAACTTTATCATATTCTAAACGTGCTTGCATCTTTTGGATATCGGTATCAGCATCATAATAATAATTCATATCTCCTTTAAGTGGTTTATTCAATCCCCCAAATGGATCATACTCCCAACCAAATAAGTCAATCTCTTCTTTAGACAGTTTACCATTATAGTATAACCATTTGTCTTTAAGTAATGTTTTATAGGCAAGATCTTTTTTCTTTTTGCCCATTTTAGAGATAGTAATTAGTTCTAAATATTTACTATGGATACGTGCCATTTTTATAGTGGTATCATCTAATTTTAAATCATCTATTATGGAATCTTCCTTCCACATCTTCAATACTTCTTCAATATTCAATATACTATTCGCCTTATTATAAATTGTGTTTCAAATTGTTGTATAAATCTATTAGTCATATCACTTATAGGAACATATGTGGTTATTTCAAAACTATCTAAATCTAAAAGTGTTAATTTTTTAGTATCATCGTTCCAAATTAAATTTTCTGAAATGGGATCACCATACCACAAAAACTCACCATTTAACTTTTCTATTGATATCTGATAAAGTTTTTTCCAAATATCATCCATAGCTATTTTCATTTCAAAAATCATTTTTTGAGTTAATTTAGCAGAGCCTTCCCAATCATCCAACAAATATTCTCGAATATTTACTCCATCAACATATTTATATCTATAACCTTCATCATTCCATTCTATAATTTTTGGCATAAAATCTAATTCATATTCATCAAAAATAGGAAAAGTTCTTTTATATTTAGAATAATCTTCATGATTTTTCCATACTGTACCATCATTATTAAATTCTAAATTAGTAGGTTTACCTTCAGAATCTCTATCTTTAGCCCCCATATTACCCTTGGCCTCTATATTTTTTAAAAGTTCTTTTCTTATTTTTATTCATAGACGAAGTCTTAATCCACCGTCTTCCTATACTGGTTTTCTTTCGAACACCCTGCCATTTATTTTTTATCATCATATACTATATTATAACACAGTTTCCTCAAATGTACATAGATAATTTATATGAATACGTAATATGAATAAGCGAAAGTTACGACTGCAGTAAGATATTCTACATCGGTTGTGGTGATATCAAATGGTAGGGAAGAAATACTTGTCGGGTAAGCATCCACAAATTTGATTTGTTTTGTTACATTATTAGCAGAGTTCATAACAGTTAATGTTAAGTCTCTATAATGATCAGAGGTTGTTGAAGTTGAATGGTTTGTTTCTACATTAGATTTCATCCAATCAAATATCTCTTTATAGTTTAATAGATCTTCATCAATAAGATATGATATTTCAAATTGACCAAATACCATTTTGTCTGAAGTTCTTCCTACATCAATTTGCCTAAAAGGTAATGATGCACCTTCTGTAGTTACATCTGGTAATATCATTGTCTGAATAGTAAACTCAGCACCAGAATAGGCTAGGCTATCTAGTGTTAATACAAATGATGATGGATTTAAAAAGTTTGGCATGAATATATTTATACGAAAAAAAACCCGCCTTGCGACGGGTTTTAGTTGTATCTTTCAGATAATTACAGGTTAGTAACCTTACGTTTTCTGTAGTATACGTTCGCGTTGTTTCCAGCAGTAACAAAAGGATTGTTAGCGATACCGTAACGAGTTTTGAATCCGATTTTCGGTTGGAAATCATTCTCACCGATTGTCTTCATCATGCTTAATGGAACATATGGGCAATAGAACATTCCAGCGTCATATGGGTTAGTACCCTTATAACCAACTGTAAAGTAATCTACTCCAGCATATGGATCTATATAAACCTTAGTACGACCTAGTAAAGTACCAGCGAATAGTGAACCTGTGACATCACTGTCAACATTATCACCACCAGTAATACCTAAACCAGTATCAAGAGCACCAGCAGCATTCAATGCAGCAGCTACACCATGAGAAACGATAACCCAGTTACCTTTTCCTCTACGAGTTGAAACAGCGATTTGATTTGCTTCAATTTCGATAGCGTGAACTAGTGATTTGAACTTTTCAACTGCCCATCTACCATCAGCGTCAACAGCAGAAGATTTATTCCAAATTCCTGCTACAGCACCTTGAGTTGATGTTACACCATTGATGTTTACCAAACGGATGATTTCACGATTCATTTCAGCTAATATTTCAGTTGAAAGGATGTTCGCAAGCTCAGTTTCCGCAGATAGACCGTGGACCGCTTTAAGGTCTTGAGCTAATTCAATTGTGTATTGAGCTTTAAGAGCACGAGACTTTGCAGTCACAGTAGTCTTGTCAATTGAAAAAGCCATTTCAGCAAAAGCGTTACCAGTGTTACCTAATGCTTCCGCAGTAGGAGTAGTCATAGCACTACCTGGTTGATATTCCGCAACTGTATCAGAGTCCGCTGCATCAGCATTAGGACCAGAAGTTGGGTCATCACCAGAGAATGGATCGTTATTTCCTGCATCAGCAGTACCTAAGTCACCAGACGCAGTACCAGAGAAACCAGTATCGGCTTCGTTGAATAATGCTTCTGTACCAGCTTGTGTAGTATACTTGCTCTTCATTGCAAAGATTAGACCAGTAGGACCAGTCATTGGCTGTACGCCAACTAAATCAAATGCAAGTAGCGCAGGTGTTGCACGTCTTACTAAATTAATTAGGACAGGATCCCAATTGTCGATATTGGTATTAGCCGAAGTAGTATTTGCAGCTACCTCAGTTAATTGTGCTTTCTCTTGTGCGAAAGCTTTTTCTTGGTTCTCAAGAACAACGGCAGTAACGGCACGTTTGTGTCCAGTTAGCTTACCAGCGTCTGCTGAATCAAGTACAGGAGCCCATTTTTCCTGCAACATTTGTTGATTAATTTCCATTTATTTCTCCTAATTGGATATTATTTACGCACCATCGCGTCTAGGTATCTTTGCATACTTGCAGAGACAACTTGTGGTTCTTGTGTAACCTCAGTAATAGCATCAACTTCATCAGTTGCTTCTACTGTGGTATCTTTATTAAGGTAAGATTCCTTAATTGTAGCTACTTTAGTTGCAAAAGATTCATTATCTTCAGCTTCAATAGCTTCAGTTAATTCACTTATTTTTGCAGCATCGGTTGCAGTTAAACCTTTACACGTTTCATTAATAATGTCTTGTCTTTCGAAAGCTTTAACTTTCTCTGCCAATTCAATATTCTTTTCAGTCGCATCGTTTAATTGTGATTTAGCATCTTTAGTTTCTTCAGATAGGGAATCTAAAATATCTCCCGCATCGTCAGGAACGTTGATGTGATGTTCACTAAACAACTGACCTAATGATTGTATAAATGATTCAGTGATTTCAGACTTCAGAGAATGCTCAATTGCAACCTCGTTATCCTTCATCCAGTTTTCGACTACATATGTTAAGTAACCGTCTACTTTGTCAACCAAATCTTCTTTAATAGCTTCAACTTCTCCAGACAAATCAGAAGCATATTGCTCTTCTAATTTTGCTGTTTCAGCATTTACTTTTGATGCTAATGCAGTTTCAAAAATAGTAGCAGCTTTCTCTTTAAAGCCTTCAGACAATGTGTCTTCATCTTTAATTAGAGCATCAACGTCTTCCTTAAATTTGCTTTCTTTCTTTTGCTTCTTTTCAGGAATACCTTCAACACTATTGCCATCATCCGTTGTTTTCTTTTTCTTTGTGTTACCCGGAGTAGCTTTAAGCTTTGTAGCTGCAGTTTTGCCACCTTTAAGGTCGCCTTCACCGTCAACTGTTTCATCTACTTCTTCTTCTTCATCTTCATCTTCTTCAGAATCATCTTCCACTTTAGCTTTAGCTTTCGCTTTTTCTGCTGCTTCAAATATTTCGTCAAGTCCTTCTTTAGACATTTCTGCCAAAGAAGCTTGAATTGCTGATACTGTACGAGCTGCTGTTAGAGGTGCTTCTGGAATATCATATTCCTCAGCAATAACTTGCGTATCCTCAACAATAACCTCGTCTACAGTTCCTTCAACAATCTCGTCTTTAATTTCTTCAGACATTGTTTTCTCCTTTAGAGATTATAGTTTAGAGAGGAAATGCTCAAACCCTGCCGATTGTTGCTCTTCCGAGAAACCCTCTTTGATAGGCTCTTTCACTTCTGTCTCACCTTTTTCAATTGCTTGAATAAAATGACCTGCACCGTCCTCTTCCCAATTAACTCCTTCCATAATGCCATTTACAAATGCATTAGGAGCTGAAGGGTCCTGAACGATATCAATAGTGTTAAGCATGAAATCATCCCTAACATAATTGGCGCCGTCTTTAAAATCCAAACTTCCCATACCACGACTAGACACTCCAAGTTGTACCCCACCTTCAACCAAACCTTTTACGATTTGACCCATAGGCGTATCCAAAATAAGCGCTTTTCCCATCACGTTATTACCGTCCCATTTGAGCTCGGTAATTCTGTGCGAAACTTTATCCAAATTAATGGAAGGTCCTTCAGGGTGATTCAATTCACCAACTGCCCGACCTGTAATTACTTGTTCGTTTACAAACTTATCAACTGCAGAAGTAAGAACTTCTCTGCTGTAAACTCTACCATTTTTATTTTTATTCTCAGCTTGCATGAAGACACCTTCTAAAAAGACATTCTTCTTTCCACCTTTAGCTGCTTCTTCTATTGAATAGCTAAGTTGATTCTGAGTATATTCTGTTATTAACTTCATTTATGCTCCCATTAGATTGATGAAATCTTTAAGCGCAGCCTCAGCATCTTTTAAAGACTTGTAATTGTCCAGCTTTACACCGTCAATATACAAGTTAAACTTGTCGGTGATAACCGCTGTTGTTTTCTTTTTCTTTCCAAGTTTGGTTAATTCCTTGGCTACCTTTTCACCTTTAGGGAGTTTTAATTTAGCTTCTATTACTTCATTAAATGATTCTTTAAACGTTAACATCTGGTGCTTCCCCTTTTGGTGTCTCCACCGCAGGTTCTTCGACCGCAATTGGAGTATCGTCTGATGCTCCATACATTTTAGAAGCAACTTCTGTTTTATGTGTATCTAACGCATCAAGTATTTTATCTTGCATAATACTATTAAAAGTATTATTACTTTTCATTGCGTCACCCTTCTTAATATTATCAATTAACTCTTTAGTACTCATACTGTTTCCTGTATCTTATTTATAAAATTAGTTCTTTCTAGAATTATATAGCTGAATTAGCTAAATCTGCATTAATATCATCATCTTTCATAGGATCTTTCTTATTATCCTTAGCAATTTGTTTGATATCTTCATCAGTTAACTTCAGAATATTACGGCGTATCCAGTCTTTAGACCAGAACATTCCAATGTATTCATCCATCATTTGTACCATTTCTATACGTTCCTTAAGTATCTCTCCATCTTTAAGTTCAGCATAGTAATTATCTCTAGAGTATTCAATAGTTACTCCATCTTTAATACCATTCCACTCTTCCTTTTTAATAATGTTTTTAAGAACCAATTGTCTTTTAAGTGCTTCATAAAACATATTAGAAAATTTAACACGAATCCTGTTTATAAACTTTTGAAATTTAAGTTCGTCACGTGTAATTTCTGATGAACGGCCTATTGAGAATGCATCAGCTTCTGTTAACCGTGACATTGGTATGTTTAAAGCCTTATATAACTTCTGTTGGAAATACTGTATATCTTCAATCTCACCTAGGTTTTGTCCACCAGGAAGAGTTGAAATTTCAGTACCACGACCACCTTCTCTACGAGGTAACCAGAAATCTTCCATAACATTACGATGAATCTTTTCATCTTTAATAGCTCCAGTAGCAGGATCATATACAATCTTGTTACGGTATCTATTCATTGTATTATTAAGGTATTCCTCAGCTTTACCTTTAGGGAGATTACCTACATCAATATAAAATATACGACGCTCTGGTGCTCTTGATATACGATAGATAACTAATGAGTCTTCCATCATGCTTAATTGGTTTAAAGGTTTAAGTGCTTTTTGTAAATGACCAATGACCTTATCTCTAGTTTCATTTAATAAACCAGAATTAACTTGAATGATAGCATCTGTAGTAATTTTTAATCCTTCTTGAGAATTAAATAATACATCATCTTGATATAAGTAATATTCTTCGCCCTCTTTAACAAGATCAGCTCCAGTCTTAGGGTCTTTAACTCTCTCAGTCTCTTTGATCTTACGAATCTTTGTAGGATCAATTGATCTTAATTCTTTTATACCATTTTCAGGATTAGCTTGGTCGATAATAACATGAAAGAATAATCTACCATCTACATACCAACGCTTAAATAAGTCATATGCATTGTTACGGAAGTTAGTTAAAGAAAGAATTCTATCAAATTCATCATGAATCATCTCTTTAATTTTATCTGGTTGATCAAGCTTATCAAGGTTTAATTTAAGAATTTTTCCTGATTCAACTGTAATAGCTTCATTACATATATCTTCAACCGCCAAATCAACCTCTGGGTATTGAGATATAGTACGGTATTTCATGATTAATTCTTTATCATTTTGAAATTTGTCTCCTTGTAGATCCATATACTGACCGAAGTAACCGCCAGTTGGAGAGATTTCAAACGCACCGTCCTCATTATCCGGAGAAAACGAGACTGGTTTAGTATTTTTTTCAGCAGAAGTTCTTGTAAACTGCCAGCCGAATAGCGATCTGTTGTTGTCTGATGTTGCCATTTATTATATTATCCTATACACTCTTTCTTAAATATTATTTATAACACTTAAGAAAGAGTGCCCGAAGGCACTCCTTGTTTTGATGATTTACGTTGTCTTATTAGATTCCCAATACTGAACTTGAAGTTCAACTTCAAACTCTTCAATCGTATCACCTGTCTCATAGCTTAGTTCAATTGCTCCTAAGCTTGTAGGCCAAGTTCCTCTCATGTTATAAGTCTTCTTCACTGTACCATCTTTGTCCAATTGCTCAACGATCATATCAGCCATATAAGAACTAGGTTGTGTTAACCCTGTGTTCTCTTGGTGCTGATTAATACCATTCATCCATTGTTCAAAAGAATTACGTACATTAAAGTCAGTATCGTTAATAACGGTAACACTCCATGGATCAAACGTTCTATCACCAGCGATTTTAAGTTGACGCCCTCTGAATGGAACTTCAATAGGTGCAACTGTACTTGCTGGTAAAGAAGATGCTTTACACATGTATGATGCTAATGACACATCCGCAGTAACATAGCTTGGAAAGCTCATTGTTACTTTGAATAGATTAGGTCTAGCACCACCGCCAACTAGTTTGGCTTTCATATCATCTACGCCTAATATTGCCATCTTTAATTACCTCCTGCAATTTCACTAAATTCAACACCAGTTCTTGTGGCGATGAAGTTTAGGGTGATATAGTTAATAGAACGAGCAGGCTTGATATAAATATCAGCAACAAACTTATTAGTATCGATAATGTTACCAGTATTATTGGTACCATCACAAACTACTTTAAAGTCCGTAATACCTCTACGACCCTTAACATCACGTAAGAAAGGTTCAACCATATTTCTAAATTGAGCCCTTGTAAATTCATCATTAAATTCGAATAATGACGCTTTCGATGCTGCGCTTACTGCTTTCTCAAGAACAATGAATAGTCTCCTAACATTGATTCTATCGAATGCACTTGGCTTGCTTTGTAAAGTTTTGTCACCAAATAACACTGTACCTTGACCAGGAAAAGTTACAATTGGGTTTACACCTGTCTTGTATAATGCATCTCTTTCTGCCTGATTAGGATTCCATGCTAGTTTAGTAACATTGCGAACGTTACCACGTGTAAATCCTGCTGGTGAGAACCAAGCATCTGCAACTAAATCTGCATTTGCTGATAGTCCTGCCATAGAACCTGCTGCACTAATCCAACGATATACATCATTGTATTTGTCATACACGTATAAAGAAGTTGAATCTGCAAAACCGTAAGACGATGATGTGATTGCTGTTCTCCATGTAGCTACTGTTGTAGCTGGTGCCACTGCGTTTACTGTTGCCGCTCTTTCAGGAGAGACAAAACCTACCGCATCTTT